GGCAGGGGTCGGCGGCGGTCGGGAAACCTGACACCCTTTTGGGATGGCCGATCAAGTGGACGGAGAAACTGCCTGCACTTGGCACTAAAGGCGATGTGTGCCTGGTCGATTTGTCGTGGTATCTGCTGGGTGATCGCCAGGCGGTCATGATGGATGTGAGCCGTGAGTATAAATTCCGGTCTAACCTGACCACCTTCCGCGCTATCGAGGCGGTGGATGGGAAACCATGGCTGGATGCACCCATCACGCTGGCTGATGGTGCGACCACAGTCAGCCCGTTTGTTTTGTTGGATTAAGTCAATACAGGCCAGGGCCTTTGGCCCTGGCGAAATGCTGAATTTTTCAGCTGGAGGTGAATGATGGCAGAACTATTTTCAGAAAAAGTGGCCGTTTTGGGAACAATCGACCCGGATGCTTATGGTCCGGATCTTTATGGGGCTGTGGCCTATGCTACCGACTGGATCGATATGAAAGTTTTCGATCAGGTTGGGTTTGTGGTCATGGCAGGCGCTTTTGGGGCTGGCGCTACGCTCGATTTCAAGGTGCAGGAGGCGACCAGCGACGCTGGCGCGGGCGCACAGGATTTGAGCGGGAAAAGCATCACCCAGCTCACGGACGCGGGAAACGATGACGATAAGCAGGTGATCGTCAATGTCAAGGCGCCTGAGCTGTCGGTGAACGATGGCTACCGGTATGTCCGAGGCGTGATGACCTGCGCCGTAGATGACATTGATGCAGCGGTGATCGCTTTGGGCGTTGATCCATCCTATAAGCCAGCGAGCAATTTTGACCTGGCCAGCGTTGATGAAATCGTGAGCTAAGGCCGCGACTGGACAAGATGTGACTGGGCGGTCGGTATCCCTGGCCGCCCAGGCAGAAAGGATTTTGTGATGACAGCAAAAAAGAAGGGTTTGGTGGTGACCGCGGTGAGGCTGTTTGCTGACGTGGCCTCCGGCAAGACCTACCGGCCGGGCCAGGCGGTGGAGGGCTGGGATGAGGCACGCGCCAGGCACTATGCGGAGCGCGGATTGGTGGTGATCCAGGCGCCCGAGGTGGATGACGGGCAGATGACGATTGATGAGGCTTTGAGCGAGCCGGAAGACGATAAACCGGCCCCCGGGAAACCCGGGCCGGAGAAAACGAAGCCGCAGACCGGCGGAGAAGGCAAAAAGTGAGTGATGATGATCACGGCAGCGACAGCGTTTAGCGATCCGAGGACCGGGCGGGCCTACGAGCCCGGAGATGTCATCGCGGGATTGAGCGCGAACAGGGCACGGCAATGGGCGAAAAAGGGGCTGGTGACACGAAATGAGGCCGCCCACCGGTATCTGAGCCAGCATCTGGGGCACCCCCCGGAAAGCGTGCTGGACGTGGGGTGCGGGAACGGGCATACGCTGGCTTATGTGGCCGAGCGGTGGCCCGAGGCGGCGCTGTTTGGGCTGGATATCAGCCCGGAGGGCCTCAAGCTGGCCCGGGAGAAGGTGCCGGAGGCTACGTTTTTTGAGGGTTTCCTGGAGGACTGGGAGCCGCCACGAACGTTTGAGGCCGTGATCTGCCTGGGGACGATGGAGCACTTCCGGGATTTGCTGGTTTGCCTGGGCAGGTTCAAAAACCTGATTGCCCAGGACGGCTTTGGATATATCGAAGTGCCCCATAACCTGAGCTACAGTCCCGGACCGGAGGACTATCGCAGGCTGTCGGGCGGGAGCCGACAGTGGGAGTGGCACCTGCGGCGGGAGGGTTGGGAGGCGCTGATCATCGAGGCGGGTTTGGAGATCGTGGGCGCATATCGGGGCGAGCGGGATGTGTGCGAGTTTTTGTGGGTGGTGCGATGAGAATTTTCGTGCGGCCCCACCAGCATAAGGCGGACGCGATCATCCGGGGATTGGCCGCGCTTGGACACAAGCTGGTGCGGAAGAGCGCCGAGGCGGCCCTGTTTGACCATGGGAACGCCTATGGCGGGGCGGGGATGAACAAGCTGGCCGAACGGTGCTGGGAGCGCGGGGCAACGATCGTACTCTATCCCCATGCAGTCACGCCGCCCTGGTGGTATGACGGGCTGTGGGATTTCGACCGGCGGATTGCGGCGATCTTGACCACGACGGAGACGCACCGGGAGATCGTGGCGGGCTGGGGCCTGGGATGCGAGGTGCACGCCATCGGCTGGCCTTACTGCGAGCAGCGGCCTTTCGAACCCGCCGACCGTGTGCAGAAGATCCTGTTTGGGCCGATCCACCCCCCGATCAACGGGACGCTGCGGGAGGAGGCTTTGGAGAGCAACCGTGCTGCGATGGCGGCGCTGCAGGCGCTGTTGCCGGATGTGCAGGTGACGGTGAGGTATATCCATGAGCTGGACCGGCAGGGGCTCTGGCGGCATCCCGGGATGACGTATGTGCGGGGGGAGCCGAACGGGTCGCACAGGGAGATTGACGAGGCGGACCTGGTGATCGGCGAGGGCATGTTTTTGCACCTGGCCGTGGCGCGGGGGAAGCCTGCGATCTCGCTGAACCAGCGCAACCCGATCAGACCAAACAACGGACTCTTTGGACCGCCGAAACACTGGGCGGAGTTTGCGGACCTGGTGAGTTATTCGCTGGACATGCATGACGGGCCGCTGAAGGCGCTTTTTGAGGCGGCGCGGCGAACCGAGCAGACTGAGTGGCGAAACCGCAACGTGGGCGAGACCATGGACCCCCGGCGGCTGGACGGGATTTTGGCCGGGATCCGGGCGCGGGATCTTGCGAGGCGAGGAGAGCGGGAGGGATCATGAATCTCTATATCACCCCATACGAAATTAAATCCGACGCTCCGGACATGATCCAGAGCGGCGTGACGCGGTATGATGATCCGCTTTTTCGCCGGTGCGTGGACGTGAGCCGGGCGATTGACCAGCGCTGCAAACGTTTTTTTTACCCGCTGCGGGCGACCCGGTATTTTTCTGGGTCGGGCTACGGCGTTTTGTGGGTGCCGGACCTGGTCTCGGTTGAGACGATCTCTGTGAGCCATGACCAGGGGGCGACCTATGAGGACCTGGCCGAGGATGATTTTTACCTGGCTGTGGCGGAGGAGTTTGACCGGCTGTGCTCTTTTAACACGATCATCCTCAACATGGCCGGGAGCCTGGCGGGCTTTCCGGAGGGGCAACGGTCGGTGCGGATTGTGGGCGTGTGGGGGTATGCGGATGACCGGGAGGGCTGCTGGGAGGAGAGCGGGCTGACACTGGCAGCGGAGATGAGCGCCGGAGCGGGCGTTTTTGAGGTGGCGGACGCAGGCGCGGCGGACCGGTTTGGACTGGGGACGGCGCTGCAGGTCGGACGGTTGATTAGAGTTGGGGCGGAGTACATGGTCGTGACGGGTGTGGATCTGGAGGAGGACACGGTCAGCGTGATCGGCGGGCGGAACGGGACGGCGGAGGCGGCGCATGAGGCGGGGGCGGCGATCACCCTCTGGCGGCCGCCCTTTAACGTGGTGGGGGCGGCGAGGATCACCGTGATCAGGGATTTGCTGCGGGCGCAGCAGGGATATGCGGACGCCCGGGGGGCGATGGAGCTGGGCGGGGAGATGCGCTGGACGGGCCGGTGGGATCCGGAGGCGCTGGAGAAGCTGCGGCCGCTGATCAGAACGGCGGTGGGATGATGATGAGATTGAGATTGCTTCGTCGCCCTTCGGGCTGCCTCGCAATGACAAGAAAAATGATCAGAACGGCGGTGGGATGATGCTGGACTTTGAGGTCAGGGCCAAGGGGTTTGATCGGACGCTGCAGAACCTGGCGGCGTATGACCAGATCTCCACGGACGAGAACCGGCGGGCGATGAACTCGTCCATTAACCTGGTGGTCGAAATCGGGGGGCGGAACGCACCCTGGAATACTGGATTTTTACGGGCGAAGATCCAGGGAGAGGTGCGCCAGGCCGGGCCGGGCGAAGTGCTGGGCGTGATCGGGAGTTATGCGCCCCACGGTGCGGTTATGGAGCTGGGGGCGGGGCCGCACTGGCCGAATGTGCGGAACCTGAACTATTGGGTAGAGCGGAAGCTGCGGGTGAGCAGGGCTGATGCGGAAGCGGTGACGTTTTTGATCGGGCGGGCTATCTCACGCGGCGGGCTGCGGGCGAGGCCGTATCTGATGCCCGCTTATGAGACGGCACAGCCGAGGATCAGAGGCTTTTTTGAGGGGGCGCTGGCGAACACCGTGAGGAGGCTGACGCGATGATTGAGAGCTGGGCGGCGGAGCTGACCGCTGTTTTGCAGACGGTGGAGGGGGTGGGGCAGGTCTGCCAGTATGATCGGCTGCCGCCGAAAATTTTGGTCGACAAGACCGTCATCTGGCTGCCGCAAGACGGGCCGAGCCTGGTTTACGGGTTGAGCTCACCGGCGGTCGCGATCATCCAGGTGCAGATCACGATCTATCTGACGGCGGCCCTGCTGCCGCAAGGCGTGGGCAAGGCGGTGCCGTTTATCGACCGGATCCCGCGGACGCTGGCGAAGAATATCCAGCTGGGCGGGACGGTGAATTATATCCTGCCGCGGGCCGAGACCCCGTGGGAGGGGCCCGCCGCTTTGAGCTATGGCGAGCAGGTGTTGACCGGGATTAATTTTTATTATCATGTAAAAAAACTGTTGGATTTTGTTGTGAGTTGATGGGCGAGGGACGCTCGCCTGGAATGGAGGCATGAAATGGGTGACAAAGTGTTTATTAAAAATCAATTCGGTCTGGAGCTGGTGCATGGTACGCCTGTGGCGGCCGCACACCGGCTGACGGGGAGCGTGACGATGGGCAAGGACCGGACGCCCCGCTTTCCCGAGGACGCGACGGGGCGGCGCGGCGGCGCTGTGCGGTCTGTGGTGGAGCAGATCCATGCCGACGCGATCAGGATCGCCCATCCGGCGGGGGCGTATTTTGAGGCGCTGCCCGCGATCTTTTCGATCGGGCTGGTGGGCGGCGTGGTCCCCGTGGAGCAGACGGCGGGGGAGGGCGATTATCTGTGGGACTTTACGCCTGACCTGACGGCCGATAACGAGCCGGACTCGATCACGCTGGAGATCGGCGACAACACGCAGGCCTATCAGATCCCGTATGTGATGGCCAGGCGGATCGTGATCGAGGGCAACGTGGGGGAGAGCGCGGCGGTGAACGTGGAGGCTGAGTGTTTTGGCAAGGAGATCCTCCCGGCGGCGTTTACCCCCGGGATTGAGATCCCGGAGATGGATTCGATGGTGGCCAACCTGGCGAGGATCCGGTTTGCGGATGACTGGGCCGGGCTGGCGACGGCGGAAGTCGTGACCGGGCTGCTGCGGAAGTACCGGGTGGAGATCTTGACGGGCGTGCACCCCAAGTTTTGGGCGGAGGGCGTGAAGACGATGACGGGGCATGGCGAGGGGATGATCGCAGCGGCCTGGACGCTGACCTTTGAGGGCAACGAGGACGCCGACGCGATCTGGGACGCCTTTCGGGGCGAGACGCCGAGGGCGATCAGACTGGAGCTGCTGGGCGCGCAGATCGGCGAGGGCGAAACAAGCCTGCTGCAGATCGACACCTACGGAAAGTTCGAGGAGGTGCTGCCCCTGGGCGAGGAGCAGGACGGGAACAACCTGCACACGGGGGTGTTCGCGGGCATGGATGACAACGATGAGACCACGCCGCACATGCTGGGCTTGCAGGTGATCACCAGCACCGGCACGATTGGGGCTATAGCGAGCCCCTAGGGAGTTGATATGGGAATAAACACGATCAAAATCAAGAAAGTTGTTCGGCCGCTGGACCTGGCGGATTATGAGCCGGAGTATGCGGGGACGGTGATCCAGGTGTGGGTTAATCCGCCGGTCAGGATCACCCGGGAAGTGGGCGGGCTGCTGGCCGAGTGGCAAAAGGCGGTTGTGGAACGCGCCCTGCTGGAGAAACCGGCCGAAAACGCGGAAAAACCGGTGAAAAAGCGGACAGAAAGCGTTTCAGAGGCGGATGAGGCTATGACCGAGGCAAAGCGGGCCTACTATGACTGGCTGGCGGGCGTCTGGGAGGATACGAGCGCGGATGAGATGTGGGCGCTGGTGGAGAAGCTGGAGGCGCAGGAGCCCGGGATGCTGAAATTTTTGCGGGACCGGACGCTGCAGATGATCGCGGACTATGCCAGCGCACGAAAAAAAGCCTGATGCCAGCGCTTTTGACGCTGGCCGAGGGAAAACCGACAACGGACCCGGGCTTGAGCCAGATCTTGATGACCCGCAAGATCAACCAGTTTTTGGGTGTGCAGCTTTGGCCTGCGGAGCTGGAGGAGCTGCCGGAGGAGTTTATCGAGGCGATCCATGGGCTGGTGGACCTGCTGCCGACGATGCAGGCGGGGACGCGGAAGGTCGAGGACTGGTTGACCAAGTGGCGGGCGAGGCACCCGACGTATGGGAAAA